AAAAAATCAATACCATTCGAACCAAAGAAGTTTAATGATGAAGGTATAGAACAATTAAAAAGACCAAAGACCTGTGATTTATCTGAAAGAGATAATCCTGATTGGCCTGAAGGTTATACATATTTAGATAGATTCCTTGATGAAATGAAGGAACAAAATAATGGTGATGTGGTCTTTGTAGCAACAACAGTTGGTGATTATAAGGTCATGGCTGAAGATATGCAAGAATTGAAAAGATATATTAAGCAATTAGGCGAAGTTGTAATCTATTATAGAGATGTAACAATGCCTGATGGCGAAAAGGGTGTCGGTGTAGGAATACAAACACCTGAAGCATCATCTGACCTTCGCGGTTAAAAAATAAAACAAATTAATGGTTTACAAACCAACCGGTTTGTGATATAATATACATATTATTATGAACAATACAACACTAATCAATGTCACTAAGCGTGACGGAACAATACAACCCTTCGACTTAGAGAAAGTACATAAAGTACTTGATTGGGCTGTGGAAGGCATCTCTGGTGTCTCCATGTCTCAAATAGAGTTAAAGGCAAACATTCAGCTTTATGATAAAATTAAAGCCTATGACATACACGAACTACTTATTAAATCAGCTGCAGAACTCATATCAGAGGACACTCCAAACTATCAGTTTGTTGCAGCACGTTTAATATCATATAAACTAAGAAAAGAAGCTTATGGCGACTTTCAGGTTCCACCTCTTACACAAATCATTGAAACAAATGTAGAGCGTGGTGTATATGATGCAGAAATACTAGAAAAATATACTGAAGATGAAATATGTGAATTGGATAATCATATCAAACATGAACGAGATGATTCATTTACATATGCAGGTATGGAACAATTCAGAGGTAAATATCTAGTTCAAGACAGAAGAACAAAAGCCATATATGAAACACCACAGATTTTGTATATGATGATTGCAATGACTCTCTTTGGTAAATACAGAGAGAATAGATTAAAATATGTTAAAAGGTACTATGATGCGATTTCTCAATTTTATATTTCACTACCCACGCCTATTATGGCAGGAGTTAGAACGCCGACGCGTCAGTTTTCTAGTTGTGTACTTATCGAGTCTGGCGATAGCCTCGACAGTATTAATGCTACTGCTACTTCAATCGTTAAATACATAAGTAAAAAAGCAGGGATTGGAATCGGTGCAGGTTCTATTCGAGCCTTAGGGGCAAAAATAGGAGATGGTTCTGTTGTACATACAGGTTTAATACCATTCCTCAAATATTTTCAAAGTGCTGTCAAAAGCTGCTCTCAAGGAGGTGTACGTGGAGGAGCTGCAACTGTTTATCTACCGGTTTGGCATTATGAGTTTGAGGATTTGGTAGTATTAAAAAACAATAAAGGTGTCGAAGAAACAAGAGTCAGACATATGGATTATTGTTTCCAATTCAATAAACTGATGTACGAAAGATTAATACAAGGTGGTAATATTACCTTCTTTGACCCAAACGATGTACCAGGTTTATATGAATCTTTCTTTACAGACCAAGACAAGTTTAAAGAGTTATATGAAAAATACGAAAGAGCTCACAGTATTAGGAAAAAAACATTACCAGCCTTAGAAGTATTTCAAATGTTTTTAACCGAAAGAAAAGACACAGGTAGGATATATGTAATGAATGTCGACCATGCAAATGACCACGGCGCGTTTAATCCTAAAAAAGCTCCTATTCATATGAGTAACCTTTGTTGTGAAATTGATTTACCCACATCACCACTAAGCAGTCATGATGATACAGAAGGAGAAATATCTCTTTGCACATTATCGGCAATTAATTGGGGTCTAATAAACGAACCGTCTGAGTTTGAAGAATACTGTGACCTTAGTGTCCGTGCTCTAGATGAACTTCTTGATTACCAAGGATATCCAGTACCGGCTGCAGAGCAAGGTACATTATCTAGGCGACCTTTAGGTGTAGGTATTATTAACTTAGCTTATTTTCTAGCCAAAAGAGGACTCAAATATGACGAATCCGCCTATGATATTGTTGACCAGTATGCAGAAGCATGGTCATATTATTTAATAAAAAGTTCAGCAAATTTGGCTATTGAGAAAGGAAAGCTGATATATAATAATGATACGAAATATTCTAAGGGAATACTTCCTATCGATACTTATAAAAAAGAGGCTATAGATAATTTAATAGAGTCTAGAGAGCGTTTACCGTGGGCAGAGTTAAGAAAACAACTCAGAGAAACTGGCATCCGAAACTCGACTCTCATGGCATTAATGCCTGCTGAAACCAGCGCTCAGATAAGTAACAGTACGAATGGTATCGAACCACCAAGAGCATTGGTATCGTACAAACAGAGTAAAGATGGAGTGATGGCTCAGGTCGTACCTGGTTATCATCATCTGAAAAATAAATATGATTTACTGTGGGACCAAAAGTCTCCAGAAGGTTACCTTGCGATATGTGGTATATTACAAAAATATATTGACCAAGGTATATCAGTTAATACATCGTATAATCCAGAACATTACGAGGACCATAAGGTTCCTATGTCTGCGATGCTCTCTGACCTTGTTACTGCATATAAGTATGGTTTAAAACAATTATATTATTTCAATACATACGATGGTGCTGGTGAAATTAAAGAAGATGACCATCACCCATATTATACAGGAACAGAACAACCTATAGAGGACGATGAAGATTGCGATTCATGCAAAATTTAAAAGATAAAATAAACGAAAGAATGGACATCCTACAAGATTGGATGGAACAAGATTATCACATGAAACGACCCGAAGTTGTTTATGACCATACACTTACAATATCCAAGTTTTGGTCAGTATTAAGTGAAGAGGATAAAGAATATATACAATGTGCACAAGATGCAATAGAAACAAAATCAACAATAACATGGAAACCCGATGTCAGTACTAAAGAAAAATAAAAAATCACACTTAAATAGAAACATGTTTTTTGATGATTCAGTCGATATTGCTCGTTATGACCAAGTGAAATACCCACAAATAGAAAAGATTACAGATAAACAATTAGGCTTCTTTTGGAGACCAGAAGAGGTAGATGTATCTAAGGATAAAAAGGATTTTCATGAACTCACGGAACACGAACAACACATCTTCACATCAAACCTCAAACGTCAAATATTATTGGACTCTGTTCAAGGTCGGGCCCCGAACATTGCTTTCCTTCCTATCTGTTCGCTACCCGAGATTGAGAACTGGATTGAAACTTGGTCTTTTTTTGAAACAATTCATTCAAGGTCTTACACCCATATTATTAGGAATATTTATCCTGACCCTAGTAAAGTTTTTGATGAAATGCTAGATGTCAAACAAATATTAGAATGTGGTAATGATATTGCTTATTATTACGATGATTTAATTCAAAATAATAACTATGCCACAAATAAAAAGGAACATAAAAGGTCCTTATATATGTGCTTAATGAGTGCTAATGCTTTAGAAGGTATTAGGTTCTATGTTTCATTTGCATGTTCTTGGGCATTTGCCGAATTAAAAAAGATGGAAGGTAATGCAAAAATTATTAAATTTATTGCAAGAGATGAAAATACACATTTGGCTGGCACAACAGTTATGATAAAAAGGTTATTGGAAGAAGACCCTCAGATGGCAAAAATTGCAAAGGAAGAGGAAGAAAATGCAACCAAATTGTTTATTAAGGTTATCGAACAAGAGAAACAATGGGCAGAGTATCTATTCTCTAATGGTTCAATGATTGGTTTAAATGAAACCATATTAAAACAATATATAGAATGGATTGGTTGTAAAAGAATGAGAGCAGTAGGATTACAATGTCCTTATACTGTTCCTCAGATGAATCCATTACCATGGACTGAAAAATGGATATCAGGTGGTAATGTTCAGGTTGCTCCACAAGAAACAGAGATAAGTTCTTATGTGGTTGGTGGTGTAAAACAAGATGTTGATGAAAAAACATTATCTGGGTTATCACTATGAAGGAAGAAAAAATTTTACAAGTGGTTAATTTATCTCCATCAGAGTCATGGGTTGAAAAATTACACGATGTACATCCAATGAAACAAATCACTGTTGCATCTATTATACAGGTTTGTGTATTTGGGTTTATGTTATTATCATTTTATTTAATAGGAAGTTTTATATGAGAGAATTAGGAATGAGTTTATTAGGTTGTTTAGCGATAGGATTGTTTTTTGTCGCAAAGGTATATCCAAATCTAGAGTATAGTGGATATGGCGGTGGACATTCATGCACAGGAGAATGCTACGAGGAATATGTAGCATTAAATGGTACTGCACCAGAAATAGAACAAAGGAAACAAGCATTAGCAGCTGAAGACGAATTCAGTTCCATAAAGGGATTATGGGCTGGATGCGCAGCATGCCACGGGGCAGAAGGACAAGGTAATGGACCTTTCCCAAAACTTGCAGGTCAGAGTTCAGATTATATTGTAAGTAGATTATATGCATATCAAAATAGAGAACAAGTTGGTCCTATGAGTTCAACAATGTGGGCTCAAGCAGGTATGTTATCAGATAGTGATATTACAACAATCGGTAAATTCATAGAGGAGACAATGAAATGATAGAGATTTGGGGTAAGGAACAATGTCCATATTGCGATATGGCAAAAGCTTTATGTGAACAAAAGAAAATGGATTATGAATATAAATTATTATATTTTGATTTCACAAGAGAAGAGATGTTGGAAAAATTTCCAGGAGCAAGAACATTCCCACAAATCATTGTTGATGGTCAAAAGATTGGTGGATATACAGAATTAAAAGAATTAACTGATTTAGAGTTATGATTTTAGACTGCCAATATTGTTACTCTCGTATTGTAATTAAACCAGCAGATGACGAACCGGTCAAGGTAAACTTCTGCCCTCATTGTGGCGAACCAACTGATGATGATATGGATGAATTAAATTTTAATGAATAATTGGCTATATCAAGGTGTAACATTTGAGCCTGGTGAACCTTTTACATATGAAAAATATGGTTCGCATTGGTATGGTTTTGTTTATTGTATTACACACAGAGGAACAAATAAAAAGTATGTTGGCAAAAAATTCTTTTGGTCAAAGAAAACACTTCCTGTAACTAAGAAAAGAAAACGCAGAAAAATTACTTATGTTGAATCCGATTGGAGAACATATTATGGTTCGAATAAACATTTAATGGAAGAGGTAAAGGAACACGGAGAGGACTTTTATCATAGAGAAATATTACATTTATGCAAAACCAAAGGTGAATGTGCATATATGGAAACAAAGGAACAATTTGAGAGAGAAGTGTTGTTAAGTGATGATTATTATAATGGAATTATTAATTGCAGAATAGGGTCAAATAGTGTAAAAAACATGTTTACAAAGTGATAAAAGTATGATATAATAGTACTATTATGGCGAAAATATTAAAGTTTCCGACTGGCGAGGAACTCAAACAAAAGGCAGAAGCAAAACAAGTTCAAGATGATTACGCTACAGTCAGAAATGCATCTGACGATTGTGTAGCATCTGCACAGTTTCTACTAGAAATTATGGAAGAGTTTATATTAACAGGAGAAGTATCTCGTGAATTTATGGACATGCAATTCCGTGATGAAACCTTCCAGGAATCAAGAGATATGTTCGTTGTAATAAACATGCTCAATGCTATGTTTCATCGCTATTATGGTATACCACATTCACTTCATAGAGAATTCGATAGGTTATATGTAGCGATTAAGGCAATGGATAAACAAAACACACAAGCAAGAAATGAATTGGACGATAAATACGAAACATTATTTACGCCAGATGATGGAGAAGATGATGATACTACTTGACTATAACCAAATCGCACTATCAAATATTATAGTGCAAAAACTAAATGATGAACAAATGATTCGTCATATGATACTTAACAGTATTCGTATGTATAATAAGAAATATAGAGATGAATATGGCCAAATGGTTATCTGTGCTGATGGTATGAATACATGGCGTAAAGAGTATTACCCACAATACAAGGCAAGCAGAAGAAAGCATAGAGATAATTCAGCTCTTGATTGGACAGAAATATTCAGAATATTACATTTGGTTAGAGATGAAATCAAAGAAAACCTACCATATAAAGTATTACATATGGAAGGCTGTGAGGCAGATGATATCATTGGTACACTCGCAATGCAAACACAAGAGTTTGGTATGCATGAACCAGTTATGATTATTTCATCAGATAAAGATTTTATCCAATTACAAAAATTTAATAATGTAAAACAATTTAGTCCTATACAAAAGAAAACAGTAAAGGACGATAATCCAAGAACATATTTATGGAATCATATATTCAGAGGCGATAGTGGCGATGGTATACCAAATGTGTTATCTGGTGATGATACCTTTGTTACTGAATCAAAACAAACACCTTTGAGACAAACAAAAATAGATGATTGGATTCATAATGCAGAGAGATTAAGAGATGTAATGCCAGAAGAGTACTATAGGAATTATCAGCGTAATAGAAAACTTATTGATTTGGCTGAAATCCCAGAAGAGGTACAACAGAGCATTATAAATACTTTTAATGGACAGAAACCTGCAATGAGAATGAAGGTTTTAAATTATCTCATTAAAAAGAGATGTACTAACTTGATTGAAGTCGTGGAGGAATTTTACAATGGCTAAAAAATTAATATCAGAGGTTTTAACAGAAGCTTCTAAAATAACTAAAAAGGCAGATAGAATCAATTATTTGCGCGCAAACAAAACACCAGCACTTTTGGATATACTAAGGATTGCATTTGATGATGATGTGGTATCTGTATTACCATCAGGAGCTCCAACATTTAATAAAGATGATGCACCTGCTGGGCATGAATTTTTAAATTTACAAAAGGGTCATAGAAGATTTAAATACTTCTTTAAAGGTCCGGTTGCAAATGATACACCAGCATTACGAAGAGAAGGAATGTTTTTATCCTTTATTGAATCCTTACATGGAGACGAAGCTGATTTGGTTATCGCTGCTAAGGATAAATCTTTAAAATATAAAGGTATTAC